AAGCGAGAAAATATCGTGATAGTCATGTTTCTTGGATTGAGAATAATAAAGAAACTGAATGGTTATACCGAAAGTTAATTCTAGGAATGACTGCAGTTAATCGTTCTGCCGGTTGGTGTTTCGACCATAGCGTAATGGAAAAATTGCAATACACTAGATACAATGAGAACCAACATTATAATTGGCATTCTGACCAGAAAGCAGAACCTTATGTTAATGATAAAGAGATGCCAGAACTTAACGGTCTAATACGAAAGATATCATTCTCCGTCTTATTAAATGACGCATACGAAGGTGGAGAGTTTGAATTTGAATATGGTCTCCCTGGTAGTGATAACAGAGTTAAAACAATTTCACCAGAAAAAGGGTTGACAATCTTCTTCCCATCGTTTATGATGCATAGAGTTAAACCTGTAATCAGTGGAGAAAGAAGGAGTTTAGTGGGATGGGTATGCGGCAAACCTTTTCGATGAATGATTTAGATGCTTATAGAACATACTTGGCGTTCAAGTTACACTTCACAACAGACAAGTATGATATTACTAAAACCAAAGGTGCTGTGACGGCATCGAAAGAAAGTTTTTTGAAGCGTACAGACCAGTATGCTTTTAAGAAGTTAGCGTCAGAGTTCAAAGATGATGAACTACCTAAGTTTCTGATTGCTAACTATGTTGATGGTAATCGATGGGGTGGTGCTTTCATTTATGAAGAAGCACTGCAAGTCTACCGAAAGTGGAGAGGTCGTTTACAATCATTAACAAAGAATTTTGCAGATGACTTAGATGCTATCTGTAGCGAACTTAATGAAGAAGAAATCTATAAGTTCGACAAGTGTTTTGTAGTCAAAGATGGTCAACATCCTATCTTACTACAAATGTATAGTCGTGGTGAAGTAAAAATTGAAACCATGCTTATACTAGACGCCATCAATAAGTATCTGTCCTATTGGGACAAAGCACTTGCTGATGACTTCTTCTGGAAAGAAGAGCGGCGAAAGTTGATTAAATACCGCCCTTTTCTTGAAATAGATGTTGACAAATACGAGGTAATAATGCATAATCGAACAATCAAATTCGATGAAATTGGTTACTAATCGTATAAATAGTCTTATACATTATGTAAATGGTGGATAAGAAATCTTATACAACGCAATACAACGACATACGAGGTAAATACAAATGACAAGTTTTGCACAATTAAAAAAGTCTAACGACAATCTTTCCCGTCTACTCAACGAAGTAGATAAAGTAAACCAACCAGCACAATCAAACAACAGCAATAACGATGACCGCTTCTGGCGTCCAGAACTGGATAAGTCAGGTAATGGTTATGCAGTTATTCGTTTCCTTCCTGAGAGCGAAGGTGAAGAACTACCATGGGTTCGTCTGTTTAATCACGGATTTCAAGGACCTACTGGTAAGTGGTATATTGAAAATTCTCTGACTACTCTTAATCAAAAAGACCCAGTAGCAGAGTATAATAGTGTTCTATGGAATTCAGGCACAGAAGCAAATAAAGATATCGCCCGTAAGCAGAAGCGTAGACTTTCTTACATTGCGAATGTTCTTATTGTATCTGACCCGAAACATCCTGAGAACGAAGGTCAAGTGAAGTTATTCAAGTTCGGTAAGAAAATCTTTGATAAGATTATGGACCAAATGAAACCACAATTTGAAGATGAAATTCCAATCAATCCCTTTGACCCTTGGAAAGGAACCAACTTCAAACTGAAAATTCGCAAAGTCGAAGGTTTCACGAACTATGACAAGTCAGAGTTCGATTCCCCTTCCGCAATCTTTGAAGGAGATGATAGCAAGATTGAGGCGCTGTGGAAGTCTCAGTTCAAATTGCAATCGTTCTTGGATGCATCTAACTTCAAATCATACGATGAGTTGAAAGCGAAGTTAGATTTGGTACTGAACCTGAACGGAGGTGATGTACCGCCTGTTTCTTCTACTGCAAGTGTAGCATCCACAGTATCGTCTACTCCTGTAGTAGAAGAGCAAGCACCATGGGTAGCAGAAGAGAAATCTGTTGCGCCAGCGGTGACTGTTAGTGACGATGATGAAGATGATGAAGCAATGTCATACTTCAGCAAACTCGCCGCTGACGATTAAGACAACTATAGGAGAACAAGGAAGTTATTCCTCTATGCGGTATGCGCCTTATACTAGTTTGGTCTAAGTATCTATTGTATACGCAAGCGTAACAAAATTCTTAGGTATCGCATAGAAAATTAACAGTGATGTGATGAGGGTTATCAGAAATGGTAACCCTCTTTTTTTATGTACGCACTTCCCGCATCATATAAATAATTGTGAAATATAATAATATTTCCAAAGGTCAAAAGGGATTAAATCAATGTACATAAAGAAAGCACTTATGCTAGGTGCGTTCTTTGTTATGCTATTTGGGGGTGTTGCCACTGCCGAACCTATTGTTACAGAAAGTACGAGTGATAGTACAGTTACATCTAACGGCAAATCAGAGACTACCGTTAAGTCTCCACCCCCATCGGCGATATCACCTAGCATCAATAACTCAAACTCAGATGTTTGTACTATCGCCTTTAGTGGTGCAGTTCAAACACAAATTCTAGGTATTTCTGGTGGTTCAGCAATTCGTGACATGAACTGTGAGAGATTAAAACTTAGTAAAGTCCTCTACGATATGGGCATGAAAGTTGCCGCAGTCTCTAATCTATGTCAAGATGAGAGAGTATTCTCTGCTATGGAAATGGCAGGAACTCCTTGTCCTTTTATGGGTAAGATTGGAGAAGAAGCAAGTCAATTGTGGGAAACTTATCCTGAATTGCGACCTGACCATATGAAGAAAGAGGAAAAAGATGGCACATTCCTTAAAGGGATTGGCGCTGGCGCTCTTGGTGCTGGTTTGCTTTTCTTGCTACTCTAACGCTGAAGAGTTCGTAGAACCAGGTTCAGACGGAACAACTAAACACACTATCTATGATGATGGGCGTGTGCAGATTGACTTGCCGTTTGACTTCACGATGTATGACAAGACATTCACCACATCATGGATGATGAGTAATGGTGTTGTTGTGATGATGGGGACTAACATCAACACCTCACCTTCTCATTTCTGTTGCAGTGGACAAGATGTTGTGTCTATGGCGGCGAACGGACAACTTCCGGGACAACCTTATTTCAACTATACTATTGCGGCACTGTGGACTGACCTCATTGACTTGAATGTTGATGTGACAGGAGATGGTGTTGCAGATAGTGGGTTCTTTACAAAAGAATTAGATACAGATAATGATGGTAGTGTTGATACATTAAGATACTATTGGAGATATATTGCAGAGTATTATGATCCAAACAATCTGAATACTTTTGGTGTTGAGATTAACGATGCGAATGCTATTGAGATACATCACTTTGATATTAACATTGTTAATCATACAGTCACCACAGGTATATTTGGTGATACTGCAAATGGTGAAATACAACAGTTTGAATACTCGCAAGGTATGGATGAAAGTGGGACCACGGTCTATACCTTCAACCTGACAGCGGCATGTGCGGCGAACCCCTTGATTAGTCCCACATGTGATGGTTATGCTGATGCATATGCCGAGTTACTTTATACTAACGCATGTGCCGCTGACCCTTTGTACGATAGTGGATGTCCTGGTTATGCTACTGCTTATTACAATCAGCAGTGTACAGCGAACCCATTATACGACAGTGGGTGTACGGGTTATGAAGAAGCATATTTTACACAGCAATGTACATTGAATGCTTTATATGATGAAAACTGTGATGGTTATGAGACCGCTTATTATAATGAGTACATTGCACCTACTTTAGAAGAGCAAGCAAATGAAGCGGCAGGATTAGATACTAGTACTGATACTAGCACAGATTTTGCAGTAGTAGACCCAGTTGAAAGTTTGACAGAAGTTTCTATCACTGGTGATGCTACAGTAGACGAGGCACTGAGAGATATAAATGAAAACACTTTTACGGAACCTGGTGGAATACTGGGAATGGATAATCCTTTCGAGGAGACAGCACCGTTTGAAGAAACGATTGCGGATACAACAGATGGCGATTTTGGCGAGGGAGGCGGAGATAGTCGAAGCACAGAAGAAACTGGTGGAGATACACAAGAAGAAATCATAGAGATTGCCGCCCTTGAAGAAGAACCTGAAGAGAGGGAAGAGAGAGATGCCGAGGGAGAAAATGAGTCCGGTAGTGATGTGGACGAGCGAGTGGATGACAGTGGGAACGAAGAAGGTCCAGGGTCAGAACCAGACAATGAGTTGTCCGATAGTGAAGGAAGTTCCAATGAAGATAGCGAAGGGGATTCTGAATCCGGAAAGTCGGATAGCAAATCTGAAAAGAAGGAATCAAAAAGAGAGAAGTTAAAGAAAGCAGTTGCAAAGAGAGCAATGCAACTTGCAGATAGAATGTCAAAAGCAAAGAGTATTGAAATGCAACAAGCAGTTCAAGCACAAGTTCTTGCTTTGATAAATTTCGTTCCTGACTTTGCAAAGTATGGCGGGAACATAACAGGTGGTTACTATCCTGATGTTGGGGGATATCAAGATAGTCAATTACCAGAGAACAATAGGGGGTTGCGTAACGGTCTAGCACAGCAATTGTTGCACGAAAAGATGGTCGATATGCAATACGAAAGGGATTGATTAAATGAAGAAACTAATAGCAATATTGTTTCTCTTGTCAACAACTGCACATGCAGATATCGTTCAGAAGGGAAACAACGAAATGATTAAAGAATGTTTAGATGTGTATGGGTTTGATAAAACTCTACCTGTCGAACAACGACTAAACACATTTGATTGGAGAAGTGCGAGTGGTTGTGTATCTAACTTTGTAGTAGAGAAGCAACAAAAGAAAGTCGCAAAACAAAAAGAGTTCCTTGACCAGAATCCGTGGTTCAAGGGTAAGAACTGGAAATGGGTAGAACGAGCAGAATATACTTGTAGACACATCGATACACTACAAGGTTCATATGAAGTTTGTTCGAAACCAATTTACTTAAACTAGGGGGATAAGATGTCAGAACAAACAGAAATGGAAATCGCTGGTGTTAAGTTCAAAGGCGGTAAAATCTTTTTAGTACTCACTGCTTTATCCACCCTTGCTGGTGGTGCTTGGGCAACATTTGAGTTCTATAAAGATTATATGGATATGAAAGAAATCATTCAGAACATTGATACAACTGAAATTCAAAATCAGCAAGACCAGATTACAATTAAACTAGATGAGGCAATTGAATATACAAGAGATATTAAAAGTGGATTGAGAGATGATATTCTGTCAGTTGAAAAACAAGTTGACAGAATGGAAGATACAGTTCGTGAAACTGAAACAAAAGTTCGGGATATAGTTCAAGATGCTGAAACTCGCTTTGAGAACAAACGAGATGCACTTCAGAATGACTATGACCGTAAAGCAAATGATTTGAGAACTGCAAATGATACTCGCATTGATACTATGAAAAAAGAAAATGAAGACAAAATGTCTGCACTTGAGAGTAAAGTCGAAAGAGAACTTAAAGACCTAGAGACTAGATTAAATAAGAGATTGCAGAGGGCGTTAGATAACCCTCTAGCAAATTAGTATGCACCAACTAGTAGATAGTTATCGTCTACTTTATGGTGTATAGTTCTAGTTGCGAGATTAGTGGTCGCCGCATTATTAACGGTGTTAGGTGCGATGTTGTTTATGATAGCATTAGCACCTGCGCCGCTCTGACTTGTATTAGCATTTGCTTCTGCTTGCGCCTGTTGTAAACCTTCACCACTTCTGCGTGTAGGAATCAAATTTGGAGTTACTCTGTTACCTGGAGTTGATGCCATATCTGCCCGCATTGTTCTACCAGCATTGATAGCATCAATTTCTTCATCGGTGTACAACCAAGTAGGAACATCCACACCATCAATTCGTGTGGGTACTCTACCATCTGCGGTTTCTAGTTTTCTCCAGTTAAGTCCTAGTTCTTTAGCAATCTGTTTTGTTCTCGCCCACATTTCTTTTTTATTATAAGGGATTGTGAGATTACCTGTATCTAAAACTTGAGTATCCGCTGGTGTGCCTAAACTGCCACCTGATGTTGTGGGTGCTAATCCTGTAACTGAATATTGAGCGGTGCTTCTCTCTGTAGGATTCGCAGTCTGTGCTTCATTCTTCTGAATAAGATTTGCTTTGATTGGTTCTTGTCCGGGAACAGAATTCATACTTGCTCTCGCCATTCTGGCGGCATTGATATTATCAATTTCTTCACCAGTTAATAGACTTGCTGGAACATTTATTCCGTTAATCTGAGTAGGCACTGTACCACTAGTACTCCATCCTGATATTTCTGATAGTCCCATTGCTCTTGCAAGCAATATTGCTCTTGTAGACTGTTCTTCTAAGTCGTATGGTAGAGACAAACTATCGAATGTGTTCGTTGATGGTGGAGTTACAGTTGAAGTTCCAGTCGCCGCATCTAGTTCTGCCGCTTGAGCATATAGTTGTTCTAATGTAGATGTGTCGCCTGCTTCTTGTGCTTCAGCAACAGCGATATCAAAATCTAAATCTTCTGCGGTATAGTAACCTCTAGTTGCTAACATTTCATCTGTTCTGCTACCAATCTGCGGTGCGCTTGAACCAGCGGTAATACTGCTTCCCATACCGAGTGCTTCTCTAAGAGCGGCGATATTTTGAATTGCTTGGTTGTATTTAATATCACTTGATGCAAGTCCTTTGAATTCTACATCATCATCAGACCAAGGCCAAATTCCACCCTTAACAACACCACCCATGATTGCACTTTCGAGTGTGGGTACTGCTTTCATTAAGTCTTCTGCAAACTCTTCAAGTCCTAAATCACTACCATCAAATTTAAGATTACCTAAACCTGAAAGTGCGCCTCTAATTCTATCTAATGCATCTGCGCCAGTATTTAATTCGTCTGCTCTATCAGCAATCTTCATCATCTGTTCAACAGGACTTTCATTGCCTGTGATGAAGTTGAGAATAGCAGAACCAGCACCAACCAGTGAATCCACTAACTTACCTGCGCTGAATGCCATCAATCCTGCAGATATCTTACCCATAACAAGAACAAATTCATTTGCTTTACTTTGGTCTACACCTTCAGCATCAACAATAGAAAGAAGTGTTACTACATTTTTCTTAATTTTCTCCGCCCAGTCTTCAGAAGATGCAAACTGCGCTATAGCATTAGCACCTTCACCAAGAGCAAATGCCGCCATACCAAGACCCAGTGCGCCCATTATAATTGGGAACTCAGCAACATCAGTCATAGGAAGTTCTGTAACTTGCATGAGAGTTACAATATTATCTACAATATTTTGCGCCCACCCAGGACTTGCAAAATTAGCAAGTGCGTCACCTATACCAGCAACAGCACTACCAATACCAAATATAGCAATACCAGCGGCAATCGGTGCCATCTTTAATGGGAATTTTATAGCATCAATTAAACTAACGGAATCGTTTATTCCTACTAAAGTTACTACATTGTCTACGATATTCTGCGCCCAACCTGGACTTGAGAAATTAGCAATTGCATCACCTATACCAGCAACAGCACTACCAACACCAAATGCCGCTAAACCAAGAGCGATAGGTGCCATCTTTAACGGGAATTTTATAGCATCAACAAGCGACACTTGTTCATTCATTCCGACTAAAGTTACTACATTGTCTACAATATTCTGTGCCCAAGCAGGATCGGAAAAGTTTGCTATTGCTGAACCTAATCCTGCAATAGCACTACCAGCACCAAAAAATGCTAACCCCACACCTAATGCGGCAAGAGTTGCAACTGTTTCTGCAGTATCTACTAGTCCAACTTCATCTGCAATTGATACTAGATTGATAACATTTTGCTTTATTGTGTCTGCCCAATTTGGGTCCATGAAGTTTGCTAAAGCAGAACCTAATCCAACAATAGCAGAACCAGCGCCGAAGATTGCTAATGCGGCACCTAATGTAGTAAGAGTTGCAACTGTTTCTGCGGTGTCAATAACAGATACTTCCTCACCGATACTAGTAAGAGTTACAACTTTGTCTTTTACTTTGTCTGCATCGAAGTCTAAGAAACCAGCAAATAGACCAATGAGTCCACCGATAGCACCACCAATGAGTGCAGATTTCCAACCCATACCGCCTGTGCTTGATTTATCGGCAGGTCCTCCTACGATGGGAGGTCCGTCACCACCACCTGCACCTGCCTCTCTAGTTTTTTCTGTTGCTTGAGCGGCACCGAATGCATCAGGTGCCAGTTCTTGTTGAATGGCAGACAAAAGTTCGACCATCTGATGATTAAGAGCATATATCTGATTAGTGTTCTCAGAAATGTTTCCTAGTAACTCTGATTGAGATACATTCTGTTTAGAATTATCACTTCTCAGTGCTTCTACTGCATCATTGAGACCACTTAGTGTGTTTGTCTTATCAGTTGAACCTGGTCCTTGTGTCGCCATTCTTCTCTACCTTTACTTCTTCTTATCAGCGTAAGCATTCGCCCCAAAGTAGGCGGCAACCAATGCCGAGATTGCAACAAAGTAAGTAGGGGCGATATCCCCAATAATACTTGCCGCTTTATCTTGTCCTAATAACGAAGTAATTAGTATCGCCGCTGGATATAATAGCATACCCAATAGTGCGAACCATGTCATCATTCTCATAGCATCTCTTCTCGCATCTGCATCTTCAAGTTCTTTGCGTCTGAACTCCATGTACATTTCATGCTCTTCAGCAGTTACCTGTCCATCTCCGTTCGTATCAGCAGGATGAAAACCTGCCTTTTCTATTTCCTCTCCCATATAAAACCCCTTTTAGTTTATCGTCTTGCTTTTGCTCTTTCATTTTCTTCTTCAATAAACTGGGTTAATAGAGTGACATAAACTTCCCTCTCCCATGGCATCATATTTTCCAATTCTGTCAATGAGTATTTATGATGTTGCATCAATGCAAAATTGGTCTTCATATAGTTCACCATGTCATCATGTGAGAGGACTAAACTAAAAAAGACTGCAACCCAGTAATTACCCTTTTCTGTTCTACATTACATTTGCTACATGTGTAGTTCACTTCTTTCTTTACTGTAGGTAATCCAACAAAGAAGTTTCTAATCATAGCAAACTGTGATGTGGTCATGCTTTCTAAAAATGCTTGTAGTTCTTGCTTAGATGTTGTACTCATATCATACACATTTCCATCTGCTTCAATACTTTCAATACAACTCCCTAAGAAAGTGAAGTTGTCTTCAACTTGCTCTAAGTTTTGAATTGCTTCTAAGTTTGATAGAGTAGGAAACTTCATGTTTACTACGACACTTTCACTAATCTTTAATTGCTGTTGTGGTAAGTCTTCTTTAGAATAACCAACCTCTGCGAGACTAACAGACATTTGTGTTAATCCTGTACATTCTTCATCAATGCATTTTAGACGAAACTCTACATTTTCACCTACTGATTTTTCTCTAAGTCGTAGAAAAATACTTTCTACTTCAAAGATTGGAAGTTTATCTACATCCACTTGTTCAAATGTGCAGTTTCTTATAATCTGCTTCATTGCATTGACCATGTGTTTTTGGTCTTGTTCTTCCATCGCCATTAACAGAATTTTCTGTTCTTTGACGAGAAAAGGTCTAAATTTGATTGTATCACCATTATATAATGTCAAGTCATATTGTGGTGTATCAAGTCTTGGTAGTGCCATTATGTTTTCTCCTAGTTAATAATTAAAATCCTAATTCTGCCGCTTCTCTAGCAACTCTTTCCTGAACTGCCGTTGGGTCAAAACGCCCGTTTATAATATTATCCGCCGTAAATACTCCAGTGGATGCATTATAATTTATATTGTATGGCATAGGTTCTTCTGCACCTTGTCTTCCTATACCATATGGTTGTGTTGTCTCTTGCCAAGTTCTATATTGCATAGAAACATTAAGTCTTACTACATCCTGACCTGCCGCTGTGTATGCAACTTCAGCAACAGTTTTGGGATATGCTTCAATGAGTGTACACTGATATCTTGCTCTAATATCTCCACCTGTTGAGACTGCTCCGGTACCTGCTTCATCATATCCAGTAGGACCTCTTTCTCCTTCTGTTGAATCCAATGCTAAGATGTGAACTTGAGTTGTATATTCATTATAGAAATTCACATGTCCGGTTCTTCTATCAAATATACTGTTCTGCCATGTGTCAAAAAATCTTTTAATGAGATAGTCTCTATCAACATAGAACGAAAAGTTTACTGGAGTGTAACTGCGACCATATGGCATTTCTCTTCCTGGACCATAAACTTTATTCAGTTTAGTGTCAATATTGAGTGCTGGCATCTGTGCCGCCTCACAATAAAGAGATGTTAGTTGTTGACCGCCTTGCAGATTTGTGGTCGTGCTATTATTATTTCTCTGCCAGAAATCTGCGCTCCAAGGATTACTCACACCATTGTCCGATGCTAGAGGACCTCTAGGTAAATCAAACACGACCATATATCTGCTTGATTTTGCAAGTCCCGCACTTTTGACCTGTGCTAAAAATTTACTGATTGACATTATCGTTGCCTCATTTTTCTATTACTATCTAAATACACCTGTTGTTTATTCTTACCAACAAACATTTCAGTTGGAAGTATAGTTGCAGTAGTCCAATCTTCAGGTTGAATGAAAAGATATTTTCCTTTAATTCTACTTTTGACATAACGCTTGACAGATGGTTTAACTTCTCTAAATCTAGCAAAGTTACTTAGTATGCCCCAATCTGCACGAATTTTTGTTTGTATGTCTCCCTCACCTATTTTGAAACTACTTAATTTCTCTAAAAGAATAATTCTACTTACAGGATGTAAATAGTGAAAATTGATAGCAGTGATATGTGAACTCTCTACATTAAAAGGAAGTATCAATGGAAATCTATCGTAGTATGGTAATGCAGGTGTTCCTTTTCCAACAGGATTTGAATAGTTGATAAGATACATACGACCAGGTAACATTCTACTTGTCATGTTGTCTGCATATTCTTGCATGAACCTTTGACCTGTGTATGCAGTACCCACAAGTTCTTTCACTTGTGCTTGATACCACATTACAGATTTGCGCTGGTCTGCCGACCTGCTTCTGATTTCTTCTAATACTTTAATCTCTGCCATAATAGTATTTATGTCAGTTTAGGTGGTCTTCTGTGAGAATTATGAAATCCCAGTTTCTATCTTGTGCATACTCGCTTGCCGCTTTCCACTTAGCGGAGTTGACACCCCAATTTTTTACTTCAGAGAACCAGTTGCGAGTTTTCTTTTTGGGGTTTGTTGCGGGTGCTTTTGTATACTTCTTAGGTTTAACTTCTACAAGATATGATTTTAATTCTCCGTCTTTAGTTTTAACCTGAATATAAAAGTCTACAAAGTATCTATGAATTTTATTGTCGAGCGGAGACACATAAGGTATGACAGTCTCTTCACTACCCCATTTTATAACATCTGGATTCAAGTCGCACCACTTCATTAGTTTTCTCTCCCACAAAGAGCGATAAATAATGTTAGATGGATTACCTTGATATTTCTCCTTGTTGACCGGAGAGTATCTTCCTTTGTATGCCATACCGAAAACTCTTATAAATAATGTTTGTAACTACTATTTATAGGGAACCTATAGGATACATCGATGACCACACAACTAAATGACAGATTTAATTCACAGACCTTACGAGGAACTACTGTTGCATCTGAACCTGCTAAGACAGGTCATCAGTACGGCAGTCAGGGACTAACATACCCTATAGATATGGGTATTGATGCTACAACAGAAATGGATAATCATATTATATTCGATATCTATTTCGATGATAGTTCAAGTTTTCAACTTTCTGGTGTATCTGGAGAACCTAGAGCATGGAAAGGTCACTCTGCTATCATAGGTAATGATTTAACAGGTGCTATAGGTAATGCGGTAGACACAGTTGCAGACGGAGCAGAAGCGGCAGGTGTGAATAATGCTCTTTCTAGTATTGGTGCCCAGGCAGGTATTGATGCTGACACTCAAAACTCTGTAATGCAAAGTATTGGTAACTTTACAAACGGAGCAACTGGTGGCGCACAAAGTCTAAAAAGACTTACATCACAAATTGCTTTAGCGGTTCCTAATACATTCACTTCTTCATCTCAAATCAATT